ATTCATTTTGTTGAATAGAAATAAAAGGTGATAATACATTAGCATTAGGTACATTAGCTTCACTTCCTGTATAAGGTAGTAAAGTATTTTTAGTCCTTATTTTATTAGAAATAGGAGTTTGTATACCTGCTGGTACTTGATCAAAATAAATATATTCTGTATTAGTATTAAATACACTACTACTCACATAGAAATTACTATTTGAAGCAAATGAAGAAGTAGTAGTCCAAGAACCAGTTACTTTAGGATGAACAGAAATTGAACCTGTATATAATTCACCTCCTAAAGTTGCTCTAAATGCTAAATAATCGGATCCTTCTATTGAGTAAGGATTCATCACATAAGCATCAAAATGGCTTTCAGATAAAGGTACTGTATAATATCTTACTTCTTGAATTGAACCTGTAAATATATTATCTGTTAATGAAGAAGAAATACCAAAATAGGCTGTTGTACTAGCATTCCAAGCTGTTTCTGTTGATGAAATAGAAGCTGAAGCTTGATAACCTAAAGTATTAATATTTGAATCATTATAATTTTTACTTTTTACATATAAATTATAATCAGTTCCATTTTTATTAACTAATACTGACCACCAAGTTTCATTAAATATAGGTAAGTAAACACTAGCTGAGCTATTTAAGTCTGTTGGGTCAGGTATAAAGTCTATTTGAGCATATTGATAGTAAGGATCAACAGGACCACCATCATAGGAAGCAGTAGTATATCCTGAACCTGTATATCTTAATATTAATTTAACATTTTCATTTGTTTCAAATAAACTTTGAGAAGTTATACTAGCTGTGTTTTGAGGTAAAACATCTGTTTTAAATCTAAATTCTACTGCTTGTGGGTTATCACTATCTGCTGACCAATCTGTATTAAGATTAAATGATGAACTTACAAAATATGAACCACTAGTATAAAAAGTATAGTTAAATTCATTCTGCCAATTATCCCAAGTGTTAAAGTTTTTATCTTTACCTCCAAATTCATTTATTCTTAAAACAGTATCAGGTATACCAAAAGAAGTTATTAAAGTTCTAATACTTTCTACTGTTCCTTTTGTTTTAAGTAAATAAGGTAAGTTATGATATAAACGTTTATAAGTTTCTTTATTTATATCATCTGTTGGAATTAGTGACCCTGTTGCTGAGGCTGTAACAAATGTGTTAATATATTCCCATCCAAGAGGTGGATTTAAAGAACTTGTAGCATAAGGTATATTTAAAGCACTACCTGATGGAGTGTATCCTAAAAGAGCTGAATATAGATCATTAGATGAAAAGTTATTTTGATATATTTTTACACCTAAATCTCTTAAAACATCAGCTACTAAATCTTTTGAAACACCATAATTTAATCTATTATCAGCGTTAAATTTATTAGTAACATCTTTTAAATAAATCCAAACATTATCAAACATTTGTCCTAACATTTCAACAAATAATTCATATTGATAATTGTTAGGATCCTCTCTTAAATAAGCAGGTATAGCATTTATTAAAGCATTATTGTTATTATTATCATAATCTAAAGCTATAGCTGATTGGGAGGTATAAAAAGATATACCTAAGGCTGAACCAGTTGAAGCATTAATATAAGGAGGTTCAGAGTTTGTTTTAGGCCAAGTTGTACTACTTGATTCAAAATAAAGATAATATTCATAACCATCAAAATTAGTTATAATATCATCTATTTTAGCTTGATAAATAGTATTACTTGATGAAACATAATATGAATTTCCAGAGGAACCAGAAGTAGATAAACTAGAACTATATTGGTATTGTTCAATTAAACTTAACTTATAGTAAAAATTTTCAAGACGAGTTTCAGCAGAAGATAAACTTACAAAATCAGACCAATCAGAATAGTCAACATTTATTTCAAGTCCTTTTTCAGCTAAAATACTATTTAATTGATAATATAAACTTCCTGTTCCTTGTTGATTATTAGTGTTTGATAAAGAAGTATAACTTTCATAATTTGTAGAATTATTAATTTGGTCTTTTAAATTAACATTTAAGTTAGGACCTCTTAATTGTATGTTATCTGTAAAATCAGGGTCTTCAAAATCATTTACTAATGTTATTTCATAACCAATAGAGTTAGCTACTTTTTGAACTAACCAACATTCGCTTTTAACATTAAATTGATTAGGTAAAGGTTCATATAATTTTATTAATACAGTAGGTCCTGTTATATCTAATAAAATATTATTAGCTATTAATAATCTATTTCCTCCAAAATTAACATAAAACTCAGTTACATCTGTAGCATTTAACTCATTTAGTAATTGAATTGTTTGGTTATTTATATCAAAAGATGAAATTGAATTAGAACTTAATCTAATTTCTGTTCTATCAGAAGATATTTGAGATATATAAAATGTTCTTTCTGGAGAAGAAGATAATAAGTTTTGTAAAAAATTATATACAACATTAAATTTACCTTGACTAAATCCTAAAAGTTCAAGATCTTCTTGATAATTTAAATTTACTTTATTATCTATTAAACTATAGTTATCCCAACTATTTACTTCCTCATAAATAATTTGATTGTTTCCAGGAATAGATACAAAATATTCTATATGGTCTGTTGAAGGATCAAATACTACACTGCTTTCTCCATGGGAAATAAGAGATTCATCACTAACAGAATATTCTTGATAGTTTATTAAATTAGGTTCAAGTAAACTAATATTGCTAGTATTAACAGCCATTATATTTGTGGTATATTATTTGTTTGTAATTTTATATTTTCCTCTGTTAAAGAAAGAATTTCTTGTCTTAAAGCATCTATTTCAGTTAAAAGTTCAGCTATGTTTTGATCAGTAAAGTCAATATAAGCAGAACTTTCTTTAATAAGGTACTCATGGGAATTTATTTCTCCAAATTGAGGTATATCAAAAAAAAGACTTCTGTAATCATTAAAAAAATTTGTTAACCTAACTCCTAAATCATTATTATTATTAGCTTGAGTTATTAACTGAGCTGGGTCAACTAATTGGGTAAAGGTATTATCAATTACTCTATCATATTGGCCTTTACTATATTGGGTTTTATCTAATTTTACTATAGTCATTATCCATTAAGAATTTTAAAGTAGTAATTATCATCATACACTATAGTATTTCCATTAATATTTGTTTGAATTAAAATTTTATAATATCTTTCAGGTTCTAATCCATCCATATATAAAGTAAAGAAACTACCAGTAGCATCACAACTTATTTTGGTATAAGTAGTATCAAAATCAATTACAAATTCATTAGTATCTAAATCTTTTACAGCATAATAAGAAGCTGTTGGTAAAGCATAATTTGTAGTGTACCAAGAACTAGTAACCCAGGTTCTTGGGGGATATTTAAGTCCAGCATTAACTCTAAAAATATTAACACTTTGACTAAAGAAAACTCCTGGGTTTTCATTTAATGAAAGAGTTGCTGGAGTGGTATTAATAACTGAAAGGCTACCTGTATTGTATGACCAATCATTCCATTTAAATTCTAAACAAGGAGGATATATTGTATTAGTGTCTACTGAGAAGTATTTAAGTTCTGGTTGGTAATCTTTATTATTTACAAACTCAGGATTTTGTTTTACAATAAATCCATAAAATTGTGTACCATCACCATCAGCTAGAGCTCCAGCAGACCATGCTCCTATTATATTAGTTACATCTATGTTTATATCTTTATCTGTTGAATAAGTAAAAGTTTGGGAACCAGTGATAGGGTAAACATCTGAATTCCAGGCATTAGCTAATGATGAACTATAATACCATGTTCCCCCTCCAGCGTAAGGATTAATATTTCTATCATTAGAGGAACCAGTATAAGAAGCTGTTATTCCTGGAGTAGCTGGAAATCCAGAGGTAGCCCAAGCTGTACTTCCTGAGTAAGTTGACCAATACCATGAAGTTCCATCTGTTGATATAGGATCATCTAAGTATTTTCCTGTTCCCATACTCCAATTTACAGAAGGATAAAATACATCAACAGCTGTTCCTGTTGGACTAATTTCTAATCCTGTAGCAGTAGCTATAAAACATCTTAAATTAACTTGAACACCTGATCCAGATAGTTGGGCTGAACTACTAACACCCATTTTATTTTCTAAAATACTATCTATTTGAGGGCCATCAAAAGATATTAAAAATCTACTAGCTTGAGGGTTAGGTTGAGAATAAGCAAAAGTAGTTAAAGTTGATTCAATCATTTCATCTAATCCTGTATTCATATTAGGAAATAGAGAATATATTGTTGCGTCTTTATCAGGGAATATTTTATATACTGCCATTTTATTTTATTATAAAGGTACTACTCTGCCTTGGATATCTGAATTAGGGTATCTGATTTCAAAAATAGAAGGGTCAAGTGAAGGATAAATTACATTACTATAAGTAGCCGCTGGTATATCATAAGCATACTGCGAATATCCTAAATCTTGTCCTACTTTATTAGTAATATCAATTGTTTTTACTGTTTGTACACCTTCTATAGCATCTAAAAGAATATAAATTTCTCTTAAAATAATAGGTTGATTAATTTGCCATTTATCAGTAGCGAAATAATCACGTAAAGCTATAATACATTTAGTTAAAACTTCATTACTATTAAAATTAGGTAAAATAATAATATCAAAATTAACTCCTATATTAATTATAAAAGCATCTTTAATATTAACAGAATCATTTACCATTCTATATTGAGAAAGATAAGTGTTTAAGTTTTGTTTAACACCATTAGAAGCTGATGATAATTGTTTAGCTCCATTGTATGTTAAAATATATAAATCTAAAACAGATTGAGATTCACCAGCTGATAATGATTGGGCTTTAGTAGGTTCAATATATGCTTTTGAAATAACACCATATTTAGCGGGCATTGAAAGTGCTCTAACTAAATAATCATCTTGTGTCACATTACGTAATTGGGAAGCGAAATTAGCAGATGCATTTTGCCTAATTTCTTCTATTGAATCTCCATCTCCTCCTCCATCAGCTGCGTCTAAATTAGTTACAGCTAAAGATCTTAATATATTATTAGCTGTAGATGAGTCTAAATTTTTATTTAAAAAAGTACTAGTTCCTGTAAGTCTAGTTATAGTATTAGAAGGAACATTAGCTACAACTCCTCCACCTACTAAATATCTAACTATAAGAGTTGTATTTGAAGGAGCGATACCATAAGTATCTGTAAATAAGAAATTAGAAGGTGAATAAGCTGTTGTTAGTTTATTTTTTTCAAAAGGCAATCCAATACCAACATTATTAGAATTAGGTGTGATTTCTTCATCTGAGTCAGTAGCTGTACCTGCTCCAAACTGGATTTGTAATGATCCTGAATCTAGAAAACGTGTAGCAAATCTACGTTGTACTTTTTCAAGTTTTAAAATATAAGGAGTATCTCCAGAATATTGGGATAAATTAGGATCATTAACATTAGTATTTTTAATAGAATTATATACCATTTCTTGACCTAAATAATCTACTTCATACCATTGATCTCCAGAACTAGAATCTACTACATCTAAAACTCCTACTATATTACTAGCGTTAATTTCAACAGTAGAAAATCTTTGAGGTTCTCCAAAAGTAAATTCTTCTGTTACTATAGTAGCAGATATTGCTTTTCTAGTTTTTTTCAATAAAAAGAAAGTAGGATCATTAGTCATATTATCAATACTAAAGACTGAAACTTCTGTTGGGTCTAATGAACTAGATACTGAAAAATCTACTGGGTCTTCTACTAAAAAGGAAATTGAAGAAGAAACTGTAGTAGCTACACTAGCATTAGCATCTATTAAAATACTATATGAGAAATCAGGGGCAATATTAGGACTACTACCACTAGCTGGTACTTGTTGATAAAAAGTTAAATTTGTTGTAGCGACACCTGTAGCATTTGGTTTATAACCAAACATGTAAGCTAATTCATATAAATTATTTGTTTGACGAGCATACTGTAAATAATTTTCTTGGATTTGATTATCTAAATAAAATGAAAGAACATCACCTACATAAGCAGCCATTTCCATAAACATCATTCCTGGTGATGCTGGACTAAAATCTGTGTATGTTGTAGGAAAATAAGTTCGGGCGTAATCTATAAGATTTGCTCTTAACTCAGAAAAATCCTTATTTATGTATTTTATATCTCTTTTAGTAGCCATTATTAAAAGGTAATTGTAATTTCATCTGTTAATCCTGTGTTTCGAATAGAATATTTTAAAACAATAGATACTTGATTTAAATCAGGAATTGAATCCACATTTAGTTGATCTACTAAAACATTTGGGAAAAATATATTAAGTTGATCTTGAATTTCTTCTTGTAAATTATCTAATTCGTTATTTGTTATTTGTTGAAATAAAAATGCTCTTAAATTTCCTCCAAAATTAGGATTTAAATATCTTTCTGGTTGGTCAGTTAGAAAAAAATTTATTAAATTATTTCTAATAGCATCTTTTGTAGTATAAGTTGATTTAAAAACAGCAGGAGCATTAAAAGGAACAGACACACCAACTGCTACGCCTGGTTTTTTGTCTACGGGAAATATTTGTTTAGCTCCAAATGCCATTATTTAGTCATTAATCCCATTATTTGGTCTAAAGAAACTTGTCCTTCTGGTAAGGCTCCATTAACTGTGTCAGCATTCCCTGGGTTAAAGTTTCCAGCATATGCTGTATTAGCTGCTCCTCCATTTTGCATTTCACCTAACATACCAGTAAACATATCTCTACGTTCTTGAGCTGATAGTTGTTTTGGTTTTTCAATGTGAGGTTGAGCATAAGTGTCTTTTGATTCAGTCATAACTTGTTTTGGGGCACGAACTGCTTCTA